AAGCAGATAGTCGCGCCAGACACTTGGGAGCTTGTGTCCGCTCGAAATTCGACAACACCATATTACCACTTAGTTGACGGCAAGGTGTATTTCTCACCGGCGCTTGACAGTGACGGTGCCAAGGTTCGCTACATCACAAGGAACTGGGTTAGTGGTGATGTAGCCGAGGTCACACAGAATTCAGAGACCGTCTTGTTCCCCGAGGAGCTGCTTGCCCAAGGCACTATTATTCGTTGGCGACGCCTGAAGGGGCTGGACTTCGAAGACTTGCTAATGGAGTTTGAGGCAGACCTAGCGCGCCGTTCAACGGCCAAGAGGGGCGCATGACAGTTATTCTCCCAAACAGGGCGACAACAGCTAACAGGAAGCCGGTTCAAGCTGGAAGGGCGGCTAAATCGACCGTTAAAGGGTATGAGCCGCCAATTGCAGGCGTTTCAGCTGATTCTTCGCTTCGAGGCGGGGGCAGAACGGCTCTTGTCATAGAGAACTTCTGGCCAATGACTGAGACGATAGAGCCAAGAGGCGGTTCTATAGAGCATGTTGCTTTAACTGGCTCAGTCACGTTTCTAACAGAATACAGCGGTGGCAGTGGCGCTTATATCGCTGCTGACAGTAGCGGGATCTACACGTTCACAAGCACAACGCCCGATTCAACAGCTTTGACCGCTGCTGTCACCGGCCAGACTGGTGGAGACTACTCAGCCTTGGAGTTTTCTAACTCTGGCGGCACGTTCTTGACGATGGTTAACGGCGTCGACAATGGGCAGATTTACGACGGGACCAGCTGGTCAACATTATCCGTCACAGGGGTTGGCACTAACACCCTATCGGACGTGTGGGTCTACAGGAATAGGCAGTTCTTTATCGAGAAAGAAACTCTGTCTGTTTGGTATTTGGGCACTAATTCGATTGCGGGCGCTGCTGTAGAGTTCCCATTAGACGGCGTGTTTAATCATGGCGGCTATCTTCTGTTCGGCGCAACCCTGTCGTCTGATTCCGGGGATGGTATAGACGATCGGTGCGTGTTCGTGACGAACAACGGGGAAGCGGCTGTTTACCGTGGCGGTGATCCTTCTAGTGCGTCCGACTGGACCTTGGATGGTGTTTTTGAGCTTGGTCGTCCTCTTGGGAAAAATCATATCCAGGTTGGGGGCGATCTGGTTGTCTTGACCGAACTTGGCCTAGTCTCTCTTTCTGCGGCCATCAGCAAAGACACGTCACAGCTAGGTGTCGGCAATTACAGCAATAACATCTCGAGATCCTTAAGTAAGGAGATCCTGAACGCTGGCGCTTCTCAAGGCTGGGGCTTAACTAAATGGGACGCTCGAGGGCTAGCAATCATTCATACGCCGCCATCACAAGATGGATACCCTGTTGTTTGGGCAATCAACCTAAACACCAAAGCGGCGGCCAAGGTGACGGGCTGGGACACTCAGGTCTTATCGGTCTTGGGTGGCAGGCTATACTTCGGAGACAATCAGAACAGAGTGAACCGAGCAGACGCAGGTGGGACAGACAACGGCTTCCCGTTTGAGTGTAGGCTTGCATTGCCGTTTGATGATTTGGGCGCTTTCGGATCGCAGAAGAGCGCAACAATGATGCGGACAACGTGGCTGCACACGGTTGACTTTTCTGTCAAATATTCACTATCCGTCGACTTTAATATCAAGTTCCCAACATCCCCTAACGCCGGTCAGTTGTCGTCGGGAACAACGAATTATCTTTGGGACACGAGCGATTGGGACCAGTCTTTTTGGGGAGCGGCTGACCAGGACCACAGGCCGTCAAGCAGCGAGTGGCGTTCTGTTAGTGGGTGCGGGCGTAGCCTTGCTCCTCAAATTCAAATCCTATCGTCAGGAACAACCAAGCTCAATTGCGAATTGGTCCTCATAGAGGTGATGTACGAGACTGGGAGTGTTCTTTGAGCCTCAAGTTTTGTTTTGGCAGGGTTGAGGAAGTCACTAAGTTTGTCGAGTTCGGCATTTGGGGTGGTGAGTTTGAGTTTGAATCACCAACAACCTTGGGCGTCGAGAACGAGAATGGCGAAATCATTGGTGGTGTTGTTTACCACAACATGGGGCCGTACAGGGACACTATCGAAATGTCCGCTTTTTCTAAAAGCAGGGCCTGGACCAACAAAGAGATTATTGACCAAATATGGGGAATTCCATTCAGAGAATGGGGCTGTCGGTTAGTTGTAGCAAGACATTCAGAGCACAACAGAACCGCTAGAAGGATCTGGCGAGCGCTTGGGGCAAGCGAATACAAAATTCCCGAATTACGAGCAAAAGGCGAGGCGGAATGCCTTGCGGTTCTCACTAGAGAACAGTGGGAAAACAGCAAATTTAGGCGAAATCATGGGTAAACCCAAAGCACCAAGACCACCAGATCCAAACGTCACAGCAGGCGCACAGACGACCACTAATATTGGTACGGCCATTGCTCAGCAGGGCTTGAACAACGTTAACCAGGTCACGCCTTATGGTTCATTGAACTATGAGCAAACTGGCAACCAGCAGTTTACAGATCCGAACACTGGCAAGACCTACAACATTCCCAACTATACGGCCACACAGACACTAAGTGGTGACCAGCAGGCTATTCTGGACCAAAACAACCAAGCCCAGATGAACATTAGTCGATTGGGTGCGGAACAGTCAGGCCGATTGTCTGAGTTTGTCGGGAATGACTTCTCTCTTGATGGGCAACCGCAGGCCGGTGACGCCTCCTCAATTCGTGGCGCTGATGCTGGAAGAGTGGGTGGGGCCGATAGCTACCAACGTTCAATTGCTGATGCGGGGCCAATCACAAAATCATACGGCACGGACTTTTCACAAGATCGGCAGCGCGTGGAAGATGCGCTTATGCAGCGTCTCAATCCTAGCCTTCGAGACGACAGGCGGGCTTTGGAACAGCGCATGGCTGATCAAGGGATAGGCATTGGTTCTAAGGCTTACTCCTCCTCAATGGATGACTTCAATCGAGGCTCTAACGATGCCAGGTTGGGGGCGATCCTGACAGCGGGCCAAGAGCAATCAAGGCTAACAGGATTAGAATCAGAAAGAGCCAGGTTCGAGAATAGCGCTCAAGGCCAGCAATTCGGGCAGAACGCAGCTCAGGCGAACACCTACAATCAAGGCGTTCAGGGTGATTTTAGTAATCAGCTGGCAGGTGGCCAATTCAACAACGCGGCTGCAAGGCAAGACCAAGCGTCTGACCTCACTCAGTTCAACGCCGCCAATACTGCTAGGGATCGAGGCGTCCAAGAGGCCTTTGCAATGCGCAATCAGCCATTGAATGAGGCCTCATCGTTGATGAGTGGGTCTCAGGTTCGAACCCCTTCCTTTGTTAACAACCAATCTGCACAACTGCCTTTTGTCGACGTAGCGGGATTAACTCAAGCGAACTTCGGTGCTCAGCAAAACCAATACAACCAACAAATGGACCAGTGGAATAGTACGACTGGCGGAATCATGGGTCTTGGTTCAGCGCTCATAATGTCTGACAGGCGCACCAAAGAAGACATCAAGAAGGTCGGCAAGACTGACGACGGACAGAACGTCTATTCCTACAAGTACAAGCATGGCGGGCCTACTCAGATCGGCTTGATGGCGCAAGAGGTCAAAAAGAAGAAGCCGGAAGCGGTAACAACTCTATCCGGTGGCATTATGGCCGTTGATTACGGAAAGGCATTGTCATGACCCAAAGCTTTTTGTTTGGCGGTAAGAAAAAGCCGCTCACCTATGAAGAGATGATGAGGCAGCGAGCTGTCTCGCAGTCGCTTGCTCAGCCTATGCCAACTAGAAACCTTGGTGAAGGCTTGAGTGCAATCGGTCGTGTTATTGGCTCTAAGATGGCCGGAAGCAGAGCCGACAAAGCCTCAACGGCCCTTAGAGGAGACTTTGAAAAAGAGTTCCAAGCCCTTCTGGGTGGTAACATGGGAGGCTCTGCTATTCAAAGAGCCGTTCAGCAGCGCTACTCTCCGCAACCAACGCAACAACAGCCACAAGAAAGCGCACCTGGCGACAGGCTGGCGGCTGGGGATAGCCGAATATTCGATAGGTCAATCCCTCGTTCGATCAGGACTAACAACCCCGGCGCTATGAACATTGCGAAGTGGCAAAGGGATTTCCCAGGTTTTGTAGGGACAACAAAAGACGACGGCAAGGGCAACGTTACATCCGCATGGGAAACACCAGAGCATGGGGTTGCCGCTTGGAAGCATTTAATAGATGTCGTTTATGGGGCGGGTGGCCGTCCTATGACCGTTTCCCAGATAGCGGACAGATACGCGGGCGGTGATGGCTCCAAATACGTCGCTGCTTGGACCAAGAGCGGTGAGCTTTCGCCCGATACGGTGATCGATCCAGAGAATAACGAGCAAATGAACCCTTCGCTAAGGCAAGAACTTGCTCGTTATTACCAGATAGCGGACAGATACGCGGGCGTTGATGGCTCCAAATACGTCGCTGCTTGGACCAAGAGCGGTAAGCTTTCGCCCGATACGGTGATCGATCCAGAGAATAACGAGCAAATGCTTGCCTTAGCGAAGGGTTCATTTGGTTTTGAATCAGGACGCGGCCAGCACTTAAGCGATGAGCAGATCTTAGCGGGCCTTAATATGGACCAACAAGGTGAGCAGCAGTCCGCTCAACCGCAAGCGATGCCGCAACAAGCCGCACAAATGCAGCCAGCCAGCTACATGGCCCAGTCACAGCAGTCCGCTCAACCGCAAGCGATGCCGCAACAAGCCGCACAAATGCAGCCAGCCAGCTACATGGCCCAGTCACAGCA